GTAACCTTAATAGGTGGGATTGGATTTGTTAAATACAAATTTTGGAGAGCAGAACATCCACAAGCAAAGACTTGGACTTTCTTTATACCGAAAGGCAATTAAATGTTTACTAATACGTAAATACAGGCAAAGGAGCAGTAAAATTCACTTTTTGACCGAAATAACAGACATTAAGCCTATTTATTTAAGCTAATGTAGGAATTATACTACCTTATTTTGCACAATAAACCTTACTGATATATTGTGCATTTCGTCACTAATTTTATAAATATTGTGACAAATTGAATGAAGTTTTAGGAAAAATTCATGCAGTTTATTACAAGTCCATTAGGCAATTAATAGCGGTGTGACCACCTATAACCACACCGCAGCCTATTGCTTGTTTCTTAAAGTTCTTCGCATAAGCAGCCGCATAGCTTTTACTATCAACACCACATCCTACTTGCATCCCGAATACCTTAAATTTCTTCCCTACGCTCCACTCTGTGTATGCTTGGGTGTGTATGTGACCTTGAACGGTAGACATCATATCATTCTTAGACTTAGTTCTGGCAGTACCACCTTCTCCATGGACATATTGGACACCATCATACTCTACTTGCTCCGCCCAATTCCAATCAGTACCTAAGACATCGTTATAAGACTTTATCCATCGGCTCGGTATTTGCGAATCAAATGCTTTACGCATTATTATTCTATCGTGGTTGCCTATTGTTACGTCTGCATTTGGAAACTCTTTAGCCCATTTCTCTACTTCGTCTATCGCTACGTCTAATTCATCGCCTCCACCCATACCATCGGGGTCGCTAATATGAAAAGAGCTATAATGATTGTCGATTATATCACCTATAAAAATAACTTGGTTGCAGTTGTAGTTAGCATAGGTCTCTTTGCAGAACTCAAAGTAACCCTCTAACGTAAAAGGAGCGTGTAGGTCACCAATGACAAGTATACGCCTTTCGTTTTTGTTTAGATTATTGTAGGCTTGCAGTTTATTACCTCTAAGTCTTGGTCTAATATCCCTCATTCGCTACGTTAAAACTTGGACAAGCTTTTGCGGCATACTCGTTATGCCCGTGAATTTCCAAATTTGGAAACTTTTTGCGAAGGTCTGCGATTAATTTTATTAAAGATTCCTTTTGATCAGGCGTTCTCGTGTCCTTTGCTTTGCTCATACTTTTATTCATACCGCCAACGTAGCATATTCCAATGCTAAATTTATTTTGACCTAAACAATGAGCCCCTAAAAGTTCTACGGGTCTACCCGCTTGTATCTGTCCATCTAACTCTATTACATAGTGGTAGCCTATATCATTCCACCCTTTATCTAAATGCCATTGGCGGATAGTGTCTATCTTAACATCTCTACCTTCGGGAGTAGCTGAACAATGAATAATTACTTTGTTAATTGGTCGCATAATCGATATTTAGGGTTATAATAAAAAGGTAAATAGTGATAGTGTTATATTGATACTCTTTAGAAGGAGCGATATACTCCCAACCTAAAGCAAATCTATCGTGCGGATAGTGTGCGGAGAAAGTTATAGACCATTCCATTATAGTTCTTTTTTTACGTCTTTTAACTTTACAATAATAGCTTTTATTTTATCAATAAACGAATAACCTTTTACTTTTATCCAAGATTCGTCCATAGACTTAACCTCAATAGAGAGTAATACCAAAGCAATAACCTTTGTAGAAATAAACTCTACACTAACTACGCTCATCGTTAAGCCGTTTATAATAAAGACGTCAGAAGCATATACAAGCATCACTACGGCTATATAACTAACGAGCTTAGGGACAAGCCCATTACGGAACATCTTACTCGTAATAGGCTCTTTTAATTTCTTAGCTTTCCATACTCCAAAGCAAGTGTCGATAATAGTAGATAAAGCCACCATTAAGATTATGCCCTTTATCGGAGCGAAGAATAATACCAATGCGGTTGCTATACTACTCAGATATATCTTCATCGGGTATTACGCAGTAAGGACTATCGGGGTAAATCTTGCAATACTCAGCCGTATATGCCTCAGCCCATCCCGCAAAGATATGTACCCCCGAAGGCTTAGGATAGACCACAAAAGGTGTAAGCCATTCTATTTCCTCACATAGCATATCCACCGCGTACTTAGTACTAAGGTCTATACACTCGCCTTCTTCGTTTTGGGCTAAACATATAAAGCCTATTTCGTGTATTGCCGTTACTTCGGGAATTAGTACCCCATCTTCATAAAGGCTATCTTTTACTGTTAGCCATTCGGCTTCGTTTAAAAATTCAAATTTTAAAAATTTCATAATTTATATTGTTGTTAGGGTTGCAAGTTCTGCGTTAGATTTACCATTTAAAAAAATCATAGCACTTTGCATTGATGCAAGTCCAGCTTGTTGATTTGGTGCAAATTCAGTAGATAAAATAAATAAATTTGAAAGTGCGGTTGTTGTAAAGGTTGCTGAGGATGTGATTTGCTGAACTCCGTTTAAATAAAAAGCTATATCACCACTATTATATCTTACCGCAACTTTATTTATTCCGTTAATAAAACTACTTGCACCCGTACCGCTTAAAATAAGTGACCCTGAAATAATCAGAAAAACTTGCAATTTGTTATCGTTATTTGATAAAAGTAACCTATTGTTAGTGGAATTATCACCTATTGCAATAATTCTTGTAGTATTGCCATTGTGTAAAAATTCAGCATACAAAGTTCCCTCTGTCTGCCCTATCAAACTACTTATACCGCTCTTGCTTGCACCATCCGCTACCCTTGTAACCGCAGTTGTGGTAGTGGGGATTACAGAAGTTGCATAATCTCCCGCTTCGTGTTGGAAGTCTGAAAAAAGCAAATCACTTAACATAACTGCAGAAGCCTTAATGCCTGATGCTGTGCTTGTGCAATTGTAAGTAAATGTAAAACGCTGCCACTCTGTTGTAGCTACAAACTCCCCTGATGTTATTGAATTCCCGTTGCCGAAAAATCTAAAATTTTGATTTGTTCCCGTATTAGATTTTGCATATACACTTAGCGTATTATTAACACCTGTTGTTCCTATTCCGTTTAAATACAAAATACCACTATTGTTTGCACTCACTGCTCTAAATGCATTTACTGTTCCGTTAGGACTAAGTGCATAATTGTCAGTAGTTGTCCAAAAACTTTTTAACCAAGTTAAAGATGCTCGGCTATAAGGCCATAAATTTGTTCTCTGCGGTTCTAAAAGCAATTTACCGCATCCACCGCCAGTATAGTCTATACGAGGAACACCCGTTGCAACTGACTCAATTAAGCCGCTTTCGTTTACCCTTGTTGCTGAACTTGCTCTTGTGAACGTCAAATCACCGCTCCCATCCGTTGGCTTTAGGCTATATGCTTTCCCAGCTTTGTACCCACTTGGGTAATATATTAAACTCGCATCTGTGTATGTACTCATAGTATTGTATTTAAAAAGGTTATTGTGCAGCTATCGTTTTCTACTACTCCGCTATCTGTTAAAACTCTTGTTTTGTATGCACTAAAAATAGCAGCAGATAAGCTACCGCCTAATAGTGTAGTGCCGTATTGGTAGCCGTATCCGTACATTATGCAAAGACCGCTATTACTGAGCCGCTTGTCATATTAACTCTTTTAATAAACGAACCGCCTTTTGGAGCGATTATTACGCCCGCAGATAAGCTCGCACCGCTTATGTTGCTTTGAGTTATTATATTTACGTCTGCTTGGTCTGTTAGGTTTGCGAATACCGCAGCCTCGTTAACTACTAAGTAAGCTACTTGTTGAGCAGCCGTGAAAGTAACGTCTCCGCTGACGTAATATTGTCCGTTTCTACTGATTTGAAGTTCTTGAGTGGTCATTTTATATATATATTTTTAAAGTTATTATCGTTCTATCCTATACTCTCTAAAGCTGCTATGGTGCAAGTATCGTTTTCTACTATTCCTTCATCCTCTGTGACTCTTACGCTATACGCTGCAAAAGTTACCTCTCCGAAGTAAACTATTTCACCGCTTGAAACGCTATTAGCAGCAGCAACTCCCGAGTCGTTTGTTTCTGTTTGCGTTATTCTTACAAATTTATTATTATCTGCATCAGCTAAGATATAGGTAGTAGAATTTTCGCCTATTATGTCAGCCCAACCGCTTAAACCATCATCGCTTCTCTGCCATTGTAGAACTCTCGTAGGTGTTGGTCTACCCTCAGTTGTCGCAGATATTGCGGTAAGTGTTTTACCTACAAATTCGTCTCCGCTAAAGGTAGGAACTCCGCTAATACTTGGAGCAGCTATTACGGGAACTTGACATCTCGCATAACCATAAGAAGTAGACAAAGAAACGTTAACCGCAGCCCCCGAGTATAGGCTATCAAATCGCTCTGTAAAAGGTTGTATGCTCCAAGTCTTATTTAGGACTAAGTTTAGGTCTTTATCTGCCCAAGAAGTCTTATTATAGTTCTCAAATATGCTCATCATATCTAAGGCTATTAGGCTACATTCGTTTTGAACGCTAACCTCATTTGTCGCGGTGTTTATCTCCGTAACGTTGTCGCAAAGGAAAACATCTAAGGAGTAGTCTATACCGTTAAAGCCATTAGGGGCTATGTTAGTAACCTCATAAATAAGGTAAACGCCAGTAACGTCTTTAGTCAAATCTACATCCCAAACGTTACCTTTTAAAATGGTGTTTATTTGCAGATGCTCGGAGGCTATGCCCTCCATAATCGACTCGATATTTTTTATCGTTAGGCTCTTCATAGAATGAATTGAGACCTCCATTGTGTGTCCATTTCGGGTCTTACTACATCGTCTCCGCTTGGAGGTGTCTTATAAAGTGGGTAAGAGTCCTCGTTGGCTTTTAGGTATAATTTTAGTTTACGTCTGTAAAAGTCAGCGTTATCCTTAAAGATATTCTTTGCAGTTACAAGCTCTTGCTGCGATAAAGCACTAAAGTTGTCTCCCGAATGCGTACCCGCACCTTTGTTACTTAATTTATACGTACCTATTCGAGTGTATTTATGGCATACCTCCCATTTTAAAGCATCTCTTAAATATTCTTTTATTAGTATTTCGTTTAGGTTAGATACGGTGTTAGTACGAATTTGAGTTTGCACCTCGTCAAACAAAGCACTACCTAAAATAGGTCTAACAAAGGTATTTTGAATACTATCGATTAAAGGTTTTAGATATCCATCGTCAACGTTATAGTTTAAAACGGTATTCTCTTTAACAAATGCGGGGCTTACGATTAAAATCATTTTTTTCTAACTAAAACTTGTCTCCAAATGTGTCTACAATAAGGTATATTTATGTCCGTGTCGGGTCTTCTATACCATCCTCCTCGAGATAACCATACATCGGCTTCTTTCGA